AAAAATAAATCAACTTTTTATTCACTAAAGTGAATAAAAATAATATATAAAATATTTTTACTATTTACAATCATTGCATAATACACTATAATCGTTGTTATTATTTTCTTGTTCATTAGAAGAATTATCATCGCCGCTGTCATAATAATATATTATAGTTTTTGAACATGCTTCGCAGGTAGTAGATGCTTTAAGTTTTGCCTCTTCTATTAATTTTTCAGCTTCTTTACAACGTTTATATGAATTTATTCTCAAAGATCCATATTTTTCTTTTATTTCGTCAAATTCAAATTCCTTAATAATATTTTTGTCGATTAAATTTTGTATTTTGCTGCAAAGATCATCGATTATAGGATACCACCCTTCTCCAATTTGTAAACCCCAACACATGCAAGTGTGAGTCATAGGTAGATAATATCTAGCAAATAATAAAGGATATTTCTGTATAATATCTTTTTGATTCATATTTGTTATTGAAAATAAATTATCTAAATCAAATATCATTTTTTTTTAGTTTTTGACATTTTCGTATTAATAAGCAGCCACTCTTAACATGTAATCAGCGATTAAAATTTTTAATTCTGGTAATAAAAAATTTGTTATAAAAATCTCATTTATATAAACAAAACAATAATTAGTCATAAAGGAAGCATATTCTCTAAATTTTAGACATTTACTACACACCGTGACACAAATATCATTTCTATTCTCGTATTTTTCTAAATAATGGTGTAATTCAGCCGTTTTTTGTAGACTATAACAATAATCGCACATAATTCGATTTGTTTTTAAGTTTTCATAAAGAGAAGTCGTATTTACAATTTTTATGTGCATGTTTTCTACAACTATATCATCCTTCATAATATAAATACATGATAAACAGTCAATATAGATGGATTTTACATTTTCTTTTTTTACAACTAAAGCATCCCTCATTGACTCAAAACACTTTCTGCATATAATTTCATCATAATGATCAACAAAATATTCTTCTCCAACATATTCATCGCAGAAACCGCACCTATAAGCTAGTAGTTCTTTTTCATGTTTTTCAACTATACTAGCTTTTTGATTTTTTATTTTCGGATATAAAACAAATTCAATAATATCTGTGGCACCATATTTTATAATGCCATTACATACTAAAACAACATATTTACCATTAAGAATTTTAGTTCTATTTGTTCTTTTGGATGATTTTTCTAAACAAAAATTGTCTGTAACATATTCTAAATTTTTTAAATCCATAAATTTTATTCAGAAAAATTAACAAAAAATTTATTGTATTTTCATTTTTATTAAAATAAGAGAAAAAATTATGCAATCCCCAAAAAAGAATATTACTATAAATTGTAAAAAGAATGGAGTATTTGTTATTTATGAGGAGATATCAGGAAAAAATAAAATTACCTCCATTAATAATTGCGTAAATTATGGAATTTCGCTAATTCAAAATTATCTTTCTGAATGGAATCTACGTATTAGGCCTATCGATAAAGAGGATATTAAAAAAATTATAAAATCTGATAAATTACGTGAAAATTTATGTGGAGATAGCATGGAAGATATGTTATTAAATGCGATAGATGATATACAGGATGATTTAGAAAACGAAGAAGCGAAAGGCACATTTGATTTTTATGAGTTAGATGAAATTATTAGGTTAACATATGTGCTATCTCCCATTAAAAATAATACAATTTTAGGAATAGTTTCTGCTGTTATAGATTATAGAGATAATGCGCTAAATATAACAATGGGAGAATTTTATGAATCAAAAATAAAAAATAATAGTACTTTATATATTGAGATAGGATGTAGTAGTCAAAAACAGCAAGAATTTACAACTGGAACAAATTATTTTATCAGAGCATTCATTTTATTAAAAGCATTTGAAGTTAAGAATATTAGGCTTATTTGGGGAAGTGCATCCGGTAATATAAGGGGCGAACATTCAAAATTAAAAGAGGAGCACATTAAACGAAAATGTAAATTTATAGGAGATACAAATTATTATTACTGCGATCCGATCGAGTTTTTAAATAATTTTTTCGATAGAATCCATAAAAAAGATTTATTGAAATATACAAAAAAATATACATAATTTTTATGATAATATTTCTATATTTTTCTTTTATTTTTTGATTCATTTTTTTTATTTTTGAGATTTTTAATTTCTTCAGCAAAATATTCCCTGTCAAGATATTTTTTTGTACGACAATTTGGGTTATTACACGGGAAAAATAATTGTTGCCCATTTTCATGAAGACTTTGACATTTCGGATTTTCACAAGGAAAATATACACACTCGTGATCGTAAATAGGTTTTGAAACATGAGCAAATCTACAACCTAAACCAATGCATTTATTTTCTTCCTCCTTTTTAGAGTTGCATGGTGGAATTCGTCTTTTTTTATCTTGATGAAAATCTGTACATTAAATTACATTTTTTTTCAAACTCTTTAGAGTTTGAAAAAATTTTATTATGATGGATTTTTACAAATTTTAAATTTACAATCAACCATGCCATATTTTTCAGGCATTGTATGAGGATATTGACAAATCATTTGTAAATAAATAAAAAATTTTATTGAAAATAAGGCTTTTTAAATAAAATATTTTATTTTACTCAAAATTTTTTGCAAAAATTTTTCTTAAATTTTTAATTTCCAAAAAATGAAAAAAATTAAAAAAATAAAAATAAAAAAATCGAAAAATAAATGTCTTTCATTAGCGACATATCCAAGTTAAAAATCGATAATTGTGTTATGCCAATAGACGTAAAAATAGAATATGGAACGATAAAAAGATTTTTTAACAAAAAAGGAATTATGACAAAAGAAGATGTTCTATGGCTAAATGGAAAAGAGCCGACAAAAACACAGATTCGAGGTTTTAAAAATCCGTTCGATGGTGAAACGATAATTCAAATAAATCACGAAGGAGAGTGGATAACTATTACCCGTATAGAAGGATATAAATGCGTATATGAAATAGGTGGTTGCTCATTACTTGTTCACTTTTATAAAAAATAAACTTTATTTTTTCAATTCATATTTTTTCTTGGCGTTCCAAGAAAAAATAAAATATTATTAAAAATTCATATAGTTATCATTTCTAATTCTCTTATTAAATGTTGAGATATTCCTAAAATTTTATTACATGGAATTTTTTCGGAATATATAAAATCGAAACTTGTAGCTATATTTACTGCACAATATCCGCAAACCCAATGATCTTCTTTTTCCAATAAATCATAAAAATTATAAGCTGATGGTCTATCGCATATTATACATCTATCATCGATTCTAACATCTCGATAAACATGAAATTTACAAGGCTTTTTATTAGAAAAAGGGCTTAAAATATTTATATTTTCATGGAAAGCATCTTCATGTAAATAAAAATCATTGTCATGTAGCGACCTTAAATATTCGATAATATCTCCCCCTTTTGCAATAGTAATCATAGCTACTGTCTAATTAAAATAGTATAATTAATAATGTATCTCTAAAAGTTTAATTAAATTTATTTATTTTTCATTTTTTAAATTCGATAAAAAGAATTATTTATTTTTATAATACTCAAAATTTCAAAGAAATTTTTCTTAAATTTTTAATTTATAAAAATGTCAACTTTTACAATAGTGGTAATTGTAGGTATTATTTTTTTGATAATTTTAGCATTATATTACATTTTTATTCAATATCGCGCGCCAGATTTAAAAGAATATATAGATAAACATTCGTCTATACTTAACTGGGTAGATCTATCCGATTTTATGAAAAACGCTAATAATGGAGATTTAATTTTAATGTCAGGTAATACGAGAGGGGAACGCGTGTGTAGATATTTTACAGATTCAATTTTTAGTCATGTCGGATTATTATTCAGAGAAATCCATCCAATTACAGGTGAAGATATTTTATATATTTGGGATTCTGATTTGGGACAAAAAACAAAAGATGGACCGAGAATTCTCCCTTTAAAAGATAAATTATCGAGATATCATGGATATCATTTTCTATCTTGGAGGAAATTAAACTTTTCTGCTTTGGCAGAAAAGTCAAAACTTTCCAAAGAAAGTTTAAATACTAAAATTAGACCTACAACAGAAAATATTCTTAAAATAGTTGAAAAATATAAGGATTATGATTTTGATGAAAAAATGTTAACATGGTGGACAAGCGGTGGATTTTTATCATTATTTAATGGTTTTTTTGAAAATAAAGATAAAATATTTTGTTCGCAATTAATCGCTTTAACTTTGCAGTCTGAAGGAATATTAAATAAAGATAAAAAACCTGCTTGGTATTCTCCAGGAAGTTTTGCTAATAAAATAGAGGGATTGAATGAAAAATTTGATTATGGACCACAAATATTTTCTAAATTTTGAAAATAAAAAATATTTAATTTCAAAAAAATTGAAATATGAAAAATAATTTCTATATTTTTAACCAAATTCAAGAAAAAATATGGAAAATAAATTTGAGTTTCTTGGTGATGAATTTAGACATTTAAGTGAAAATAACGCTGAGATCCGATTTAATATAATTTTATCTTTTTTTGAACCTTTAAAAGACATTATAGTAGGATATTTACGCATTAATATTCATAAATATCCTCAAAAAAAAATGGAAATTATAATATCAGAAATATTTAAAGATGATGGACTAACACAATTAATGGCTTCTAAAGAAAGTGCTATCTTTAATTTAAGTAAATTTTTCGCTAAAACTATAACAAAATTTGAAACTTGTCCAAAATTTATTACCACAGATGAAATTAATTGGTATGGAAAAGCATTATCAGATTATTTTAGATCTCAGAAAATGCCAACAACGTATAGTTGTCCTGATACCCATCTTAAAATAACCTGGTAAATATAAGAAATATTTCGAGTTTTTAAGCTCGAAAAAAAATGTAATTTAACAAAAATTCAAACCAAAGGTTTGAATTTTGTTGAACTCCGTTTAATAAATAAATTTTTCGTATTATCATAAATAATACGAAAATGTATCTCAAATATTTTATTAATTTTTAAAAAATTGAAATATGAAAAATAAAACCTTATTTTTTAAACAAATTCTCAAGAATAATATTATGGAGACAAAATTTGAGTTACTTGGCGATGAACTTCGACATTTGAGTCAAAATAAAGCTAAAATTCGAGATCAAATAATTAATTCTTTTTATGACACTATAAAAAATACAATTGTGGAGCATTTGCGCAATAATATCGATGATTTTCCTGGAAAACAAATTGATATTAAAATGCCAGAATTGTTTAGAACCGGTTTTACAGAAGGAGTAATAGTGCCACCAAAATATAATTTTTATGCCACTTTAAGCAAATCTTTCGATCAGGTTATGATAAATTATGTACCCCAACAAAGATTTCCTACAGAAAATGAAATGGATTGGTGTGGAGAAAAATTACAAAAATATTTTATAAGTCAAGGAATGAATGCGATATATTATAACACAACTCTCAAAATATGTTGGTAAGTAAGAAATAATAAAATTTTATAAATTTTAAATAAAATATTTTTCACATTAAAAAGTGTGAAAAATATAATTTAATAAAATAAATATGGAACCTATTCTTGTTAGTAAAAATCCGGATATTTACGTTTTAACATTCGAATCTTTCGGCGATGAACTTAGATATTTAAGTGATAAAAAAGGTACATATGTTACTGAAGCAATGGAATCTCTACTTATTTTTATTATCGATGCTCTAACAAAATTTTTACGTGATAATTATTTTGAATTTCCAATGAGATTTATGGGATTCTCAGTTAAAGAATTATTTTTAATGTGTGGGATTGGGATCGATCCCAATAATTCTTTGCACGTTTCTTTTAAAAAAGTTTTAGAAGAAATAAGATCACAATTGCCACTTTTATATAACGGTGTTAGATGTTCTCCAACATTAGAAGAGATACATTGGTATGGTAATAAATTAGAAGAATATTTTTGTAAAGAAGGTATAAGAGCGAATTATAGAGGAAATGATTGGACATTGGAGTTAAAATGGTAAATATTTTTCAAATTTTGTTTTACATTTTTTCTGGCTTTAAAACCGTCAGAAAAAATTTTAATATGAAAAATATATTCACAAAAATACTTAAAACTTTTATCCATTAAGTAGCGTAAAGTTTTTTATACATTCCCTGTCTCTCTACTCCTCCATTATGCATATTTGAGCCATTATAACCGTAAGTTGTATTTCCTATAGCAAATTTTGAAAATGGAGAATATTGTCCATCAAATCCTGCAGGATGTTGACCTATAGATGATGGGGTAGGATATTGATTTTGACAAGGACTATGATAATAACTTCCAATATTAGTTAAAGGATTAATCTCTTCTAATAAATTTCCATATCTAGCAACATCTTGTTTTTGAAATAAAGCTGGAGGAGGGACAGCTCTGTCATATAATCCAAAATTTACCGATCTAAAAGGATCATATAAATTCGTTTCAAAAGTCGTCTCTTCAAAGGCTATATAAGGTCTATACGCCCTATTTCTTGTCCCATCTAAATTATATTCTTGTATCATACTCCTTGTTTAATCTCTATATTATTCTTAGAATATATTATTGAAAAAATTATTATTGAAAAAATTGTTATTAAAAAAAATATTATTAAATTTAGAAAAATTTAGTTTTGCCTAAAGTAAAAAAATACATTTTAAAATAACAATTATTAAATTAAAAATTTAAGAAAAATTTCTTAAAAATTAAGTATAAAAAAATGATCACAAAACATCTATTAGTCGGACAATATGTATATGAGTATATTTACGGAGAAGGAGTGGCTTATAATATATTTTCATTCGATAAGATTATAGATGTTGATGATGATTATATAACCTTTGCCAATGCTAAAGTCATATTAAAAGGTCATAAATGGTCTTTATCAGGCGAAATTGGTACAAAAATTCATAAGACAAGAATAGTTTATTCGAAGAAAGGCACAAAAGCGAAGAAAGATAAGGATAAATTATATGAAAAAGCAATTAGCAGTTTAAATTTAAAAATATATAAAGATGGCATGTTTGAATTAAGTTATCCTGGATATAAAACTGAAGATGGATTTGTTTTAGAAGGACATTAAATTATTTTTTTAATTAAAATTTATCTCGAATTTACATTTTTTTCTGACGTTAAAAACGTCAGAAAAAAATCTTATAAAAAAATTTTATTTTTTATAAAAAATATTTTCTTTAAAAAATTGAAAATTGAAATAAATTATAATTAAAAATACTGGTAAATTAACATTTTATATGGTAATTAGCGAAATTTTAAATTATAATTAATTTTAATGGAAGATTACGTTAATATTAACAAATTAAAAAATTTTTTAGAAAAAGTTAGAGTCGGTAAAGGCGCACCTTTTACCCATATTACAACTGAAAGTCCTACAATGATTGAAGGAAAATATTATATTCCAAAAGAGGCAGAATATCATGCATTTGATTTAATTTGTGATGCGGTATATAGTGGTGAACCTGGTCTTACTTTAGCAGAAAAACCCGGTATATATACTCCGTTAAGAGTAGATTTTGATTTTACAGCTTCTACCGAAGTTGGAGATAAAAGGCAATATACGTTAAATATTGTAAAAAGACTTGTAAAATATTATCAAGAAGAGATTAAAAATGTAATTAATCCTGTTAATTTTGAGGAAAATATGTTAATATGTATCGTTTTAGAAAAAAAATGTCCGAGATTGGAAAAATCAAAATCAGGAAATCCTCATGTAAAAGATGGAATGCATTTCCATTTTCCATTTTTTGTTTGCGATAAAATGATTCAAGATCGATATATTCGCGATAAAGTTATTTCTAGAATGATAAAAGATGATATATGGAAAGATTGCGATTTTATTACTCCTATCGAAGATATAATCGATAAAAATATAGCGACAAAACAATGGATGATGTATGGAGCTATGAATTATAAATCAGAACATTCCACTCCTTATATATATAATAGATGGAAAAATCCTTTAATGAAAAAAATAAAATCAAATTCAAAAAAACATAAAAAAACTGATGAAGAATGGGGATATGCGTTCGATCATAACTTGAATAATATTTCCATGGATGATATTTTTAGCGATGAAATGGTCAATAGAGAAAATGATCTTTGTTATTATCTTCCTGTATTTATGACTATAAGGGGATTTGTTGAACATACTCCTCTTAAAATAGAGATTGAACAAAAAGTAAATACTTGTAAAGTTTTAGCTAAAAAAACAAGAAAAACAGTATCTTCATGCAAAAGTGATGATGATATTTTTACAGAATTTAAAATTATTAAACAGGCAGGTTTTATGGAAATGTTGGCTCAACATAGAGCGGAAGATTATGACGAATGGATGGACGTTGGTTTCACTCTTTTTAACATAATGAACGGTAAAGAAGAGGGACTTCAACTTTGGATAGAATTTTCTCAAAGATCTATTAGATATGTGGAAGGAGAATGCGAAGATTTATGGAATAGAATGGAGGTTAGAAATAAAACTATAGGAAGTTTAAAATCAATGGCAAGAAAAGACAGTCCACATCTTTATGAGCAATGGAGAAGTACAAATACTACAGGAACAATGTATGAAAGTATTCGCAATAATAAACCTAATGAATTGGATATATCTAAAGTAATTATCGCAATGTCAGATAATAAATTCAAATGTGCCGATTCAAAAAACAATCTTTGGTATGTATTCAGAGACGGTAGATATCATCAACAAGATGATGGTATGGCTATAAAAACAATGATTACTGATGAAGTAATACCTAAATATTATGATTTAAGAACAGATATACAGGAAAAAAATCAAAATGGGGCTGAGGATTCAATAAAAAAAATAAACGGTGTTATAAACCTATTAGGGACGGTTACTTTTCATAAAAAAGTGATTGAAATGAGTAAAATAAGAATGCATGATGAATCTTTTTTAAAAAAAGTTAACGAAAATAGAATGGTTTTGTGCTGTGAAAATGGAGTTTTGGATTTAGAATTATGCATTTTTCGAGATGGAAGACCCGATGATTATTGCACTTTTAGCACAGGTATTGAATATAGAGAATATAATGATGACGATGAAGAGGTGCAAGCCTTGGATTTACTTTTACTTAAAACTTTTCCAAATAAAAATATTCGTGATTACGCTTTAACATCGACCGCCACCTGTTTACAAGGCGGTAATCAAATTAAAAAAATATTAATATTTACTGGGCCCACTTCTGGGGGAAAAAGTATGTTTTTTCGCCTTTTAGAATTAACTATGGGTGAATATTTTGGAAAATTTCCCAGAGAATTATTTATTAAAGGGGTAAAATGTAGTTCAAATGCTGCAAGACCAGAATTAGCCAGAACGCCTGGAAAAAGGATAATGTCTACACAGGAAATTACGCATATGGAAAGTTTTGATATCGGTGTTTTAAAAGAATTATCTGGAAATGATACTCATTATACTCGAGGAAATTATAAAGATGGTGGGGAAATCGACCCTCAATATACAAATATGTTTCAATGTAATAAACCGCCAAAAGTTCCTGGAAATGACGATGCAACCTGCTCTAGATTAAGAATAGTTAGATGTGAATCTAAATTCGTATTACCAGAAGATTTAGAAGAATTTCCTGTTCCAGAAAGATTTGAAGAGCAATTAAAAATGAGAAGATTTGAGGCAGATTTAAGTTTAAGAGAAAGTCTCCCAGATTTAGCACCTGTTTTCCTATGGAAATTATTCCAATATTTTAAACAATATAAATTAAAAGGTCTTAAAGAGCCACCTGAGGTGGTATTAGACACTAAAAGTTATATAAATGAAAATGATGTATATGGCGATTTTATTCAGAATAAGATAAATATTTTAAAAGATGATCATCCTGAAATAGAGACTTCATATATTAAATTAAAAGAGATGCATTCTGCCTTTAAAACGTGGTATGCCTCAAATTATCCATCATATAGTAAAAATAATATGATCGGTGAAAATGAATTAAAAACGGAACTTATCAGAAGATTAGCAGCATTTAAAAATGATAAAACTCTTCATAAATATGACAGATATAATGATAAATTTTTCGCTTTTATCGGTTATAAAATTTTAGATGATGAATTTTAATTAAAAAATATTAAATTTTTTTTTATTTTTATTTGGTAATTTAAACGCAATTTTTTATGCGAAAAACGCATAAAAAATATGTAAATAATTTTTATTTTTTTCTCGGAGGACGATTGTCTAAGTCTCTAAAGGAAAAATCTAACCAGTCTTTAAAAAATATATTATTTATTTCATTTCCAACATTTATCGTAGGTTTATTAGACATTTTTTCATCAAAAAATTTTTTATTTATGGTAAAAATGGAAGAGCAATTAAAAATATCAAAATCTATCCCTAAATCAGAAAATTTTATTTTACTTAAAACATAATGGAGTATTTTAATTTTTTCTCTTAATCGGTCAGAAAATATGTCATATTTTAATTCATTATGATTTTTAAATTGATCGTCTTCTAATATAATTTCATTTATAAATTGCGCAAAACCTACAATAGTTTTGTTGGTTGTAGCCCTTAATAAAATAAATGGCCATTCTAAAAATTTTTGTAAACATAATAATTCATCGCCTATATTTATATCTTTAATACTTTTATAATACTGATAAAAATCTTTATCCGTAATTTTTATGACATTAACCTCTTGTAATTTTTCTATATCGGAATATAATTTTTGCACTCTACGCCATTCTTGATAAAATTTTTCACTATTATCGACCTCTTTTAATAAAATCAAAATTTCTTCCCCAAATTCAAAATCTATTTTCTTTAATTCTGAGACAAGATTTGTATTCTCTTCTATTATATCGTAATCACAATTTAAAGAAAAATAACTTAAATTAAATATAGCATAATTTACTGCACTATTTATATTATCAAATCCACCCTCAGACTCTATAATAATTGTTCCTTTTTCTATAAATTTAGTAGTAAATACTCCAATGTTATTTTTTATTTCTACAAATAAAGGTTTTAAATTACTGGGACCGATTTTTAAAGAAATTTCTGGATCTATCGATAATTTACAGTTAATTTCTTCTTCTATATAAGGTATTTTTGTTTTAATTTTAGGTAAATTTTCATTTTGTTCTTTTAAAATTTCATTATCTTTTCTTGTATTTTCCATCTGTATACCGAATAATAAGTATGGCAAAATATTGTTATCTAATATTTTTTGAGCATTTTTTTCCTCCATTATTCCAAAAAAATTAAAAGTTTGTTCTTCCATTTTAATTTTAAAATCTAAACATTTAAAGATTTTTTATTTTTAATTTTATTTTTTACCAATTTGTGCTAAGTCTCGTCGGCTGAGTCTGTATTTTACCGTAAAAATTATTACCAGAGCCATAAATAGGTCCTGGTCTTTCATTTTTAATTTTATTTTTCACATCAAATATGTGAAAAATAAACGCTATTAAATAATTATTTTAAACAGTTAATTTTTTCCCCTTTTTCGCTATATATCCATATTTCGCATGAATATCCTTCTTTCTTTACAGCATTTTGTTTACGAAATGTAATATCTTTTCTACTTTCAAATGTCCACGTAGATTTTACCTCTATACATCTTTTTTGTTCTGGGATAAATATGTCAACAAAATACCTATGTTTTTTATTATCTTCACCATTCCACCATATTTCTGGAACTTGTGATCTACAAACTATAATTTTTTTTTCGTCGATATTTTCGATATTCAATAAATCATTTAACGCAAATGGTTCATATCCTTGAACTTTTTCTATTTTTCCCGATGGAAATTCATATTCTTTTGATTTATAGGCATTTTTTGATGCTTTTTCGGAAATTTCTTTATTTTGTAATGGATGTTCAACTCCGTGATGTTTAATACAGGTTTCTTTGCACTTTGCTTTTACTTCTTCGTTTTGTAATGAATATTCGTGTCCATATCTTTCCAAACATGTATTTTTTGATTTTGTTTTAATTTCTTCGTTTTGTAACGAACATGAATATCCATACTTTTCTGTATTGGTTTCCTTAATTTTTTGTTTAATTTCTTCACTTTGAAAAGGATTTTCGAAACCATATCTTCCCACATTTGTTTCCTTTATTTTTTGTTTAACTTCTTCGTTTTGTAGTAAACATCCAACACCATATTTTTCCATATTAGTATCTTTAATTTTTTGTTTAATTTCTTCGTTTTGGGAAGCATTTTCAAAGCCATATTTTTCCATATTAGTTTCTTTGATTTTTTGTTTAATATTTTCATTTTGTATTGGATATTCAGCTCCATATTTTTCCATATTAGTTTTTTTAAATCTTTGCTGGGTAACTATTTTACTATGAGTTTTACAATTGAAATTTTTATGTTTAATTAGCGTATTCAACGTTTTTTCAAATGTATCTTGACAGTCTTGTGTAATACAATCTGCTATAATTATGGAATTCCTTGTTATTTTTTGATTTTTATAATCTTTTTTTAGAGTTAAATCGTTTTCTTCGCAAAATTGTATTAAATAATTATAATCATAGCGCGTAGTCATGTTATTTTTATTACAACAAAAATTTGTTTTACATATTATTTTTATTTCTTTAAAGAAATAAAAATAAAAACATCTATTTTTTACTTTATATTATTAGCCAAATTTTTCATTTAGCAAATTTTATTTTATTTAAAAAAGTTTTAACAATAAATTAAGACTATTAAAATATTAAATTTTAACTTAAATTACAAAATTATTTCTTAAATAAACAAATTAATTTTTCATTTTACCAATTCGTATGTAATTTTGTTGATGAAGTTTGTATATCATCATAACTACGACCTCCTCGTATAAAACCCGGTCGTTTAAAATAGTATGAAGTATAATCTCTAGACTCTAAAACATGTTCATTCGTTAAAGGCCATGTTTTATAGTGACCTCCACCGATTATTTTTTCCCTACCTATTCCCGTTGGCCAATTTCTAGAAAAATCAAAACCATATAATGTATCATAAGGAATAGTATCGAACATTTGCTCATAATTTAATGGAATTTCACTATAAAGATGTTTTACCATCGATGGAGAAGATGGTACTTGTTGCCAGTCAACACAGGCAGGTTTCGCAGAGCTAAAAGGATGAGGATTTCTGTCTGGAATAATAAAAGCAATCTCATTTAAAGGACAATTTGGATCATAACCGAAATTTCTTGGTAAAGGTTGGCCGAATTCATAATTTGGTAAAGTATAATTAGACATTTTATTTATAACTTTTCGATATTAATAAAAAAATATATATTTTTTTACAATAATTTTAATTACATTTTTGAGATTTGAAAATCTCAAAAATAAAAAATTATTTATTACGTTTTATTTTTGATTTTGTATTTATTTTTTTAAATAATTTATCTTATTGCAATTGCTAATGTAGCAATCCCACCTATTATTAATAAAGAAGGCCCAAGAATATATATTGTTAAAGCTTTTAATCCAAAACTTCCGAGTGTACTTAACGTAGATTGGCTATTGTCGTTTTTGATATTCATATTTCTAATCATTCCATAGCCTACACCACCTATCATAAAATAGGGATGAAAGAAAATTTATTAGTCGTCATTGATAACACTAATCCTCCGCTTAATCCTACTAGAGAATAAGGTATTACGTAAGACATTTGAAAATTTTCAAATAATAAATTTCATCATTTTTCACTTTTTTATATTTTTTGGAAGTTGAATATTCAAAAAATATAAAAATATTAAAAATAATAAAATCAAAAAATGAAATTTTATTTTTATATTATTTTTATTTTATTGACCCATGACAATATCAATGAATACTCGAATAATAGTTAAATTTCAAAATCGCTGCGATAACGAAGAAGACATTTGTAACATCTATATTGATGTGGAAAATCCAGACGAAGATATTAAAAATCAACAATATCCAGAAGAGATCGTTATTCCTATGAAAAAAATACAAATTAAATATGAATATCCCTTACTTAAATCGAAAATTTTTGAATATGAAGCAAAAAATGAATTTGGATTTACTAGAGCAGAATTGGCAGAAAAAGTGTGCGAGGGATATCAAAAAATTTATAATCACGAAATAGGCATGCCAGGAGATCCGGCAGCAAAAGATGCAGATAGTGCTATATATGAAATTCAGGGAGTAAATATAAGGGAATTATTACTTTATGAAGTTTGGCAAAAAAAAAGGAAATTTATTTAAATTAGGAGTAAAAAATATATTCGAATTTTAACAAAAATTCAACTATATTTTTTTCAAACTTAAAAGTTTGAAAAAAAATGCAATTTAAGCTTTGATTTGAATTTTGTTGAACTCCGTTTAATAAAGAACTTTTGTATTTGGTGAAAAATATTTTTTACCAAGTAGTTTATTTTTTGACGTTTTAACGTTAAAAAATATTATTCTTGTTTTACTCAAAATTTCAAAGAAATTTTTCTTAAATTTTTAATTAATTAAAAACAAAAAAAATGAAATTTATTTTTATTCTACCGATAATTAGCGATGAACAACCAAATTATAGTTAATTTTCAAAGTCTTTATGATTATGAAAATGGCATTAACAAACATATTTATATGAAAGATCCTGACGAAGACATCAAAAAACAACGTTATCCAGATGAAATTGTTATTCCGATAAAAAAAATACGGATTAAATATGAGCATCCCATAATGCGTTTCCCCAAAATTTTTACATATGAAACAAAAAATGAAATTGGGTTTACAAGGACGGAATTGGCAAAAACATTATGCGACGAATATAAAAAATTTTGTGCTCACGAAAAAGGTATGATAAATGATCCAGCAATCGATATTGATGTCCGATCCTTATTAGATCTACCATATGGAATTTGGGATTATGAAAATTTATTTTTATATGAAGTTAGACAAAAAGAAGGAAATTTATTTTTATTGGGCGTTGATTCAATTTTTTAAAAAATATAAATTTATACTTTATTTTTCATTCTAAAAGGATGAAAAATAATTAATTAAACTTTTAAAAAAAAATTTAATAATCAATAACTTTGCAACTTGGTAATCTTAACACGGAATCCTTATTATATAAAAATAAAAGTGTGGAATTATAAGCCTTTTTATCTAAAACATTATTTGATTTTGTAAAAACATTTTTTAATAAATTTTCAATAGCAAAGTCCGTTTTGGAATGTTTTTTAGCGTAACCAATTAAATCATTTAAATTATCTATACCATGCTCTTTAAATTTTTCTTCATAAATTTCGCCTACATATTTTATTTGTTGTAAAGAAGTACCTGCCAAAGTTTTTTTCCTTTCTATAGCGGAACCTGTGCCATAACCTTTCTGCATACATTCATATGGAGTTCCTCTCTTATAATAAAATGAATCACTATCGTAATCTCTTTTTGGAATATTTCCATTTCCGCAATAAATAGTTGGTATAGCACATTTTCGATGATCAAAAGACATTTTTAAAAATAACTATTATTTAATTACATTTATTATTAAAATGTAATTTATTTTAACAAATAAAAATCATAAATAACTATTAGAGGATATATTAAAATTTTGTATATTTTAGGAAAATATGTCAAAAAAAACTCAACCTAAAAAAAATCCACAGACAAAAGATAACGACATTTTATCAGAAAAAGATATCCAATTCTATAAAGCCACGTCAAGTTTTTGTTCTCCAGTTATTATTGTGAGAAATACAAAGCAAACCGCAGGTTTAAATTTTATTGAACCACGTTTAATAAATATGCCTATAAAAACATGCAAAAAATCTGATAACAAAAATATAGTTTCCGATAAAGAAAAACGTGAAAATTTTGTTAATGTTTTTTCTACTTCGATAGAGAACAAAAATATTTTTTTAGAGGGAAATTTTGAACTTGTTTTTTCAAAAAAAATACCTGTTAGTAAATCGGAAAATAAAAAATTACCCGATAATTTTGAAAATAAATCTGTATTTTTAAATCGCGAATATTTTGAAAATAGTGAAGATTTTATAGATATGAAAGAGTATGATATATTTCATATAGATAAAATTATTAGAGATAAATTAAAATTTCATAAAACACAATTACCTCAATTAAAGCAGGAATTAGATTTTTGCCTAAAGGGCAAAAATCTAATTCCTTCTTCTGTTCAGAAGGAGGTGACTTTTTGTCTAAAGGACGAAAATATTATCAAAAAATCATCAGAGATTCGTAAAAGAATTCAAGATATTGAATATTCATCGGAATTTGCCCTATATATTTTTAGAATAAACGATATAATTAAAAAATATAGAAATTTATTAAATTCTGATAATTCTAGAAGTTTTGTGTGTTTAAATAAAACAATTTCGGATAAAGAATTCGCTCAAAAAACAAAATTAATCTCGTCATTTATAGCTATAGCCCGCGAATATATAAATATTAAAAATTATTATAGAAAAGCGGAGATTTTAATATGTTTAATATGCAATAAAGATACTATGAAAAGGACTATAGATGATGAAGCCGTTTTGGTCTGTTCAGTATGTGGATATGAAATTAAATTATTAGATGACACCCCATCTTTTAAAGATACAGATAGGTTAAATATGGGAAATCGTTACACATATTCTAGACGTAGCCATTTTTATGAGGCTATGAAAAAATATCAGGGAAAACATAATATAGATCCAGAAATATTAAAAAATACAGTTTTAATTTTAGAATCGCAAATGAAATTAAATAATTTAACAAAAGAAACGGTGACAAAAAATCAATTATATACATTTTTATCGGAAAATAAACTTAGTAATAATTATGATGATATTAATTTATTATTTCATATTATTACGGGCAAACCTTGCCCAGATTTTTCAAAATTAGAGGGAACTTTATTGGAATTATTTGAACAACAAGAAAAAGCTTTAGACGAGATCGCTGGCGAATGTGATGATGGGAGAATAAATTCTATAAATGTATATTATAAATTGTATAAATTATTGCAACATCTTCGTTATCCATGCAGGAAAACGGATTTTTGTATATTAAAAACAAAGGCGAAGGAAGACGAACACGATGCTAAAATGAAAAAAGCTTGGGAAATTTTGGGATGGAAATGGATCGATACTTTTTGAAAATATGAGATATTTTTCTGACGTTAAAAGTCAGAAAAATTAATGTAAATTTAAATTTTCAATCAAGATAATCTATACTGTCTTCATCGCTAGTGTCGCTCTCGCTTTCAATTTGCAACGTATGTAAGTTTTCTAATAACTCCAAACCTTTCGGTAAAGTTTTAAAAGTATTACCATTCAAGAATAATTCTCGCAAATTAATTAGTTTTGTAATTGTTTTGGGTAAAATCTTAATTTTATTATTGGATATATCAAGAATTTTTAATTTTGTTAAATTTTTAAATATTCCAGCAACAGACGTAATTTTATTTTTGTCCAGACAAAAATATTCTAAATTAACCAATTTTCCTAGCTCTTTAGGAGCGATTTTAATTTTATTTTCACTCAACGTCAAATCTTTTAAATTAATTAATTTTCCTATCTCTTTAGGAATAATTCTAATATTATTACAGGCTAAACTTAACCACGTTAATTGAGTCAACTGAAAAATTTCTTCAGGTATTATTTTAATAGAATTTTCTGTTAAAATTAGAATATCTAATTTGGTTAATTTTACAATTTCTTTTGGAATCGCTTTAATTTTGTCGTCAGCAAAATTAAGTGTTTTCTTGTTTATTAACTCAACAAATGATCCTTCATATCTAAGATTATTTATCAAAGAGAAGCAAATTTTATAAACGCAATAAGGATTTAATTTGTGTTCCTCATGAAACGCTTTGTAATACGTAGCCCATTCATGCCAATCTTTAGAGGAATTATAATCTTCGCAAGATATGCCAAAACCAAATGTAAATTTATCCCATATTTCACTATTGTAGCAAACTTTATATAAAAGTTTGCAAGTTTTCATTAAATTACCAACTCCTTTTGGGTGACAAAACGTAATTGCGTGCCCAAAAATATCTTCCATTTCTTATTTTTTTTGGAGTTTTTGAAAATTTAAATCTCAATTTTTTCATATTTTTTTTATATTTTTATTTTTTAAAAAAATTAAAAATATTTATTTCAACTTTAAAATATAGGTTTAAAGAAAATTAAAATCTATATAAAAAATGAATATGGAAAATTCATTTATCGAAAGAGCAAGAAATAAACATGGAGATAAATACGATTATTCAAAAGTTGTTTTTATTTCAATGAGTCGAAAAATCGTGATAATTTGCCCAAAACATAAGGAATTTGAACAAACACCCAAAGGACATTTACGTGGAGGATGTCGAAAATGTGGGTCAGAAAGAGCCGGAAATAAACAAAAATCGAATACAGAAACATTTATCGCGGAAGCGGAATGTGTTCATAATGATAAGTATGATTATTCTTTAGTAAATTATGTTTCAGCAAAAATTGAAGTTGAGATTATATGCCCAAAACATAATAATTTTTGGCAAACTCCTGACGCTCATTTGGATGAAAAAGGGTGTCCTAAATGTGGTCATGAAAGATCTGGTAAAGCCTTGCTAAGTAATACAGAAAAATTTATTGAAAAAGCAAGAATAAAACATAAAGATGAAAATGGTGAATCTATATATGATTATTCAAAAGTTGATTATGTAAGTGCTAGACAAAAAGTTATCATTATTTGTAAAATCCATAAAGAATTTTTACAAACCCCAAATTGCCATTTAAATAAGTCAGGGTGTCCTGATTGTGGAGGGAGAAAACAATCAACAACAGAAGAATTTATAGAAAAAGCAATTAAAAAACATGGAGATAAATATGATTATTCAAAAGTTGATTATAAAAATAATAAAACAAAAGTAAAGATTTTTTGTAAAAATCACAACGGATATTTCGAACAAATACCAACCGATCATTTATCAGAAAGTAATTGTAATATATGCGCTAAAAATAGAAAACTTACAACAGAAGAATTTATTATTAGATCAAATGAAAAGCATAATAATTATTATGATTATTCTCTTGTTAATTATATTGGTTCTCAAGAAAAAGTAAAAATAATTTGCCCTAAGCACCATGAATTTGAACAAATCGCTACAGCACATTTAAATGGAAATGGATGTAGACAATGTGGATTCGATGCAACAAAATTAACTATCGAAGAATTTATAGAAAGATCTAAAGAAAAACATGAAAATAAATACGATTACTCAAAAGTTAAATATGAGGGTATAAAGATAAAAGTTTGCATTAAATGTCCAGATCATGGATTTTTTTTACAAACACCTCAAGGCCATATGAAAGGTCAAGGTTGCCCATATTGTTGGAGATGTCCTTCTTGTTTGCTTTGGAGATCTCATGGGCAGCTATGCGCTTATTGTAAACCAATTAAGGATAATAAATTATTTTTAAAAACAAAAGAAATGGAAGTTGTAACATTTTTAAGAGAAAAATTGCCAGATCAAGAATTTATTCATAACAAATCTGTGGGAGATATATGCACTGGTTCCCGAATATTTCCCGATGTATTGTTTGATTGTGGTTGGTATAATTTGATAATTGAAATTGATGAATATCAACACAGATCTTCTTCGTATAAATGCGAAGAAAAAAGAATGTATGATATTATAGCAAATTTGGGATTGCCGTGTATTTTTATTAGGTATAATCCTGATAACAAAAATAGTGATAAAAATATATTGTTGGATAAAGTTAATGAATATTTAAATTTAACCGAAGATTGTTGGAATGAGTTTGGCCTTAAGATTGAATATTTATTTTATTTATAAAATAATTTTAAAATTTTCTTACATTAAAAAATGTGAGAAAAAAAATGTTATTTTTAACTTATTAAAATAGGTTTATTTTTTAATAAATAAAACAAAAATTTTTGAAATATTATCTAAAATTAATTTACGTTTAAGAATCGTATATAGCTTCAATTGTATTGCCCCCTACGCCTTGCGCCTGGCCGGCTCCCGCTATGTATACAGGTAAATTTTTATAACCTCCAGTCAGCTTATTATGCAGAGAATTAAACGCAGAAGTCATGTAACCCGCATTGAAAGAATCGGAAACCGTATATTGTGACGCGCTTACGACTGAAATATTCGGGTCATAGTTGATTGGCAGAGTTCCTCTGACGGCTTCTGACAGGTTCATTTCATATAATTTCCCTTTTAAATTTACTCTGGGAAGATTTACAGCATGAAAAAAAGTTAAAGGTTTTGCTGCCGCTTGTGAAAACGGTAAAGCTTTGCTTGCAACAGTGGGAAAATAAGAATCAGATAAACTTTGTAATCTTTCAAAAGGTCGTCTTTCACTGGCAATTTCTGGCGCTTGAACTAATTGATCACCTGAATCTACTAAACTCGCAAAATCAATCGCAGGAACCGTATCTTCTAATGAGGGAACTCTGTTTTCACTGCCTACAAGTTCATAACTTCCCACAACACCATCGGGAATTATCGCTCCTAAATGTTGCATGCTGCCAGTAGTATTGTATGTTTGCATATTATATCCCTCTTTTGTTGATTTTTTTCCACACATATAATATAACACACATCCTATGATTATGATACCTACGATTACTAATATAAGTTTTTGATTTTTCATTTGATTAAAATTATATGTTTTATAATTTGTTATTATTTATTAAATTACATTTTATTTTTGAGATTTTTAATCTTAAAAATAATTTTTATTAAAATAAAAATTTATTTATTTCAAAAAATTTTAACTTTATAAAAAAATTAAGACTTTTCAAAACAAAAGAGGTATAAATTTTTAAAATAAATATTTATTTTAAAAATAAATAATTTAGTTTTTCTCATTTTATTTTCTTACATTTTACATAAAAATTTTATTATTTTTAGTTTTTCTCATTTTATTTTCTTGCATTTTATATACGCAAAAAAATAATTTTTTTTTCAAGAATTTTTTTATAAAGTTTATAATATATTGACTTATATTAAGTTTATCGTTTGTATTATATAATAATATTTTCAAAAAGTGAAAAAAAAATGCAAAAATTATTTTAATTTTTGAGTGATCTCAAAAAATGTTTGAAGAAAAGACTAAAAAAAATAAAAAACCTGTTGCCACTACTAAAGCTAAATCTTTGGCTTCAAAATCTAAAATTCAATCAAAGAAAAAAGAGAAAAAGAAAAAAGAGGAAAATTTAACAGAGAAACAAATGTTAGAAAAATGGAGAAAAAAAACCGCTACTCAAAAAAATAAAGAATTTCAAGAGGCGTTAGAAGAGGATGAAAAAAAAATAAAATTAATAGAAAAAGAACCGATTGAAATTGTTACAATTATCCCTTCAAAAATTACGGCAAAAGAAAAACAAGAAAAAATATTTGAAGAATTAGGAATTGAAAAATCTGAAACTAGCGTAATATTACCAGTAACTTCAAAAGTTATCGCAAAGAAAAATCAAGATAAAATATTTGAAGCTATAATGGCTAAAATGAGCACAAGAAACGTCTCTGTTGAAACTACGGAAATAGAACCTGAAATAAAAAAATATAAAAAACCACTTTCGGAGAGATTTCCTTACCCAAATGTCGAACAAAACGTTGTTTCTCCAAAAATAAATCTTATTGAAAAATTTGTCAAAAGTTTTCTTTTCGGAACTCATATAGAAATTGAGGCTTCTTTTGGCGTATTTGAAAACAGTTTTTTTCCTGGTATAAAAAGTCACCCCGATTTTGTTAACTTAATAACTTTTCTAGAACACAACGAAATTTTTAATAAAAAAGAGACTGAAGATGTTACTGAAAATATGCCCGATAATATTCGATGTCATTATACCCTTGAAAATCCTTCTAAAAAAGAATTTGAAATTAAGATTCGTGATAAGGATAATTTTATAACATTTCCAGAGATCGGAGTTAGAATAACCGCTTCGAAGGAACAGACAATACCCGAATATTCAGTAGGTAAATGGAGACCTATTTTACGTAGAAAACGTAGAAGAATTTCGTTTCAAACCACAAAAAATAATGCTTTTTTTGGATTTATTATTGAGTTGACAGTCGTTGAAGAATCAGTAATTGAGTGGGTAAATAATATAGAAAATATAAAATATACAAATACAAGATATGAGGTGGAAATTGAGATTGATAATAGTCTTTTAAAAGGAAAACTTTCAAATATTGGAGAAAAATTTGCTAATATAATTAATTACATTTACCACGGATTAGTCGCAAATTTATCTACTGAACAATGGGAACCAATTTTTTATTTAAGTGAACGAGAGTATATAGTTAAACTTCATAATAATTTATTTCGTTTCGAATCTGAAAAGTGGAAAAATAGCGATAAATATCGTTTATATGACGTCACTTATTGGAATAAACCTAAAAATATTACGTTAGGAGATTTGCAACCTCAAAAAGTAAAAGGAAATGATAAAAAAAATGAAAAAATGGAATTTTCATTTGGCAATTCCTATCCTACCGTTAAATTAAATGGAAAAAGAATGTTTTTGTTGATATTAAATAATACTTGTTGGTTAATTATGCCTCCTTTTACCATCGCCAAATTCGGTACTGTTATCGATGATAAATATGATGGAACATATCTGGATGGCGAACTTGAAATTAGTAAATTTAAAGGAGTAAATCCAGAAATTTATAATTTTTCTGTTTTTGATATTTTATTTTATAAAGGAAACGACGTTAGAAATAAGAAATTTTTGAATAGATTAGAGATTGTTAAAGAGATTTTAGATGAAGAAATTATCGAGCCATTTTATGGAAAAGTTGAGCTTAAACATTTTTATACCGAAGGAAATATTTATAAACGTATTCGTGATAGTATTACAGAATATGAACGAAAAAAACAAAAAGATCCCGAAAGTGTGGACGGTTTAATTATTCAACCCTCTGGTTTCTATAAAAATGATGACACTTTTAAATGGAAACCTGTAAATCAATTAACTATCGATTTTGAATTTTTTCCCGTTACAAAAGAAGATATTGGAAATAAAGAATTTCCTGAAATTACAAACGAAAATTATAATCGAGCATTTTTTCTTAACGTAAAAAATAAACAGGATTATGAGATTTTTAGACCGGATGAATATAAATCCTATAATGGAGTTTTAATTTTTAAACCTAAAGATAATTACCTAAAATGGAGCGGAGCTATTGTTGAGTGTCTTTGGGATAAAAAAATAAATAATTTTACTCCAATAAAATTAAGAGATGATAGAAGTTATCCGAATAATTACGGTACGGCGATGGGAGTTTGGAAATCTATTCATGAACCTGTTGAATTATCGACTATAGCTGGAGAAGATTTAGTAATTATGCGAAAAGTTCATAATAAAGTTAAAAATTTTCAACTCGAAAAATATTTAAAACCCGATAATATAATCATAGATATAGGCTCTGGAAGAGGGGGAGATTTGAAAAAATGGAGAGAATTAAGATTAAATAGAGTCTATGCTATCGAACCTAACAATAAAAATTCAAAAGAATTGGTAAAGAGATTAAAAGAGGATCAAGAAAAATTCGGTGATGAAATGCCGGATGTTGAATTATTATCATTCGGTGCTGAAAATACTGAAAAAATAAAAGAGAGAATAGGCGCGGATATTTCAAAACTTAGCGCGATTGTTAGCTTTTTCTCTTTAACTTTTTTCGGGGAAGATGCAGAAAAATATAACGGATTATTGGAAACTTTAGATATTATTCCAGAAGGTGGATTTTTTATCGGAGCTGTGATGGATGGAAAAAGCGTATTTAATTTAATAAATAAAGAGAGAAAAGACAAGTCAAGGTCGTTAAAACAAATAAATAAAGATATTGAAAAATTAAATGAACAAATCTCAAAAATTATCAGCGGTATAGATGTAAAAAATGAATCAAAAATTAGTAACATTCAACAAAGAATTTCAGAGCTTGGGGAATTGTCATTTAAAGCTAAAAATAATCTCTCAAATACAACTAAAAAAAGTAAGATTGCAGAATTAAACGAAAAATTAATAGAATATGAAAAAGAGAGTGAACAATTAAAAATCAAATTAAATAAAATAAAAGAAAAATATCAATATTCCGTGAAAAACAAGGATAATTTAGAAAAATATGAAGAAAAAATAAAAATGTTAGAATTAGAAAAAGACATTTTCGTTCCTGAAAAAAATATTTTTGTATCTCGACGTGAATTGAAAGAAAAATATGAAGAATTATCTCGATTAAATAAAAAAGATAGTGATGATATTAGACTTTTAAATGAACAAATAAGTTTAATCACAAAACCAGAATTAAAAATGCCTTTAATTAAAAGAAAAGAGCAACTAGAAAATAATCTATCTGATAGAACCAAAATAACTAATCGTATACAAAATATTTTAAACGACAAAGAGACCTCTCCGTTAGAAAAAGAAGATATTGTAACTATTAAAAATTCTGCATTTAGCATAGAACAAGCTAGTTTTTTCGATATTACTAGAGCCTATAGTGATAAAGATGATGAAATAAATGAAATTGAGATTAGTATTAATGATCCAACTAGCATGGTAAAAGATCAAAAAGAATGGTTATTTATTTTCGAAATTTTTGAAAAGAAAATGAACGAAATGGGATTTGAATTACTTGAGACAGATTTTATAGATGGACCGAATACAAAATTTTTATCTTCAGAGGCACAAGAATGGTCAAAACTTAATAGAACATTTTGTTTTCAACGCAAAAAAATGCAAGAATATGTTAGTATCCCAAAAAATGTCGATGATATACAAAACATACCGAACAAATTCGAAGAAAATTTAATAATAAAACGTGTAACTAGCTCTGGTGGAAGTTTTATACATGCTATTTTAGAAGCTGTAGATGATAAATATAGAGTATTAAAATCAGAAGAAAAAATAAAATATGCAGATAATTTACGTAAAAGTTTGGCTAATAATTTAACTATGGAAACTTTTCAAAAATTGCATGATGGCGAATTGGCAAAAAGAATGGCTTCATCATTTTTTAATAAAACCTCATCAAAAGAGGACGCATTAGAAGCCGCTTTTATTGATTTTAAATTGAAATTATTGGATACAAAAATAGAGCTCGGAGACGTGTCGTTATTGGAATTATTATCAGATACTTTACAAATATCTATATATATGATAAATATTAATAAAAGATATGAAATTTCACCATTTTTTTACAAATCTAATAAAATTTATTGCGAAAAACTAAAAGCCTATGATGTAGCGATAGTTATCTGTAAAGGGGAAGAACAAACAGAGGGACGATGTATTAAATCAGAAGAGGGATTTTGCGAAAGTATTTATTATACCGCCGGAAGAATGAATAGTAAAGACGAATACCAATTTATTTTCAAACAAACGGATAAATTTATTGAAAATCTATATAAAGAATCGTGTTAAAAAATAAATAAAATAAAATTTTTATACTATAAAATAGTATAAAAATGATGAAAATTTTAATAAAAAATAAAAATTGAGATATTTTTTTGAAATTTTTATTTTTTTGTTCGACTCTTTCTTACAAAAATGATGGAATCAAAATCTAAACTTTCTTCAGAAAATACTGAAATTGATGCTTTTAAATTAATGAAATTATTTGAAAAAACAAGCGACAGTCGATTTTTCATCAACATTAATCAACTTTTAGACCCTTATATTCAGACAGAACTCCAAAATTTGGATGTAATAATTTCCGATATTGAAAACATACAATTTGAATTGAATAAGTATGGAGGTACATATATGCTCGAAGTATCGATGAATTATATTAATGACAATGCATTTGACGAGGCGGAAATAATTCTTACAAAAAAGAAATTTAAATATTATCTGAAATCTATGTTGCAAAATTACAGCAAAGGAAATGGATTTTTTGAGGTAATTACAGAAAATAAATATAATTTCACATTTAAAAACAATATAGAATTAAAAAAACAATTAAATAAGTTGGAAATTTAAAAATGTGAAATCGATAAAAGTGTTTCTCCACCCTTTTTGGGTGCAGAAATAAAATATAAAGATTTAAAATTTAAGAAAATTTCCAACCTGATTTTAATCCCGCTAAACAGCCTACAGATCTTACCTTTAAACAATCGTGCATGCAATCATTTGTATTTGCTGAAAATGGACAGTATTGTTCTCTGCAAAATGCCTTAATCTCTTTTAAACAATAACAAGTTTCTAAATCTCCGGCCGTTGCACAAACGTCTTTAGATAATGTATTATCGACCATGCTTCCGTGAATAGATTTAGGTTCTGATAGATCACATTCGGTATGCCTTCTATATTCTTCATTTAAATTTTGTAATTTAACGGCTGGTGCATTTTTTGGCGCATTTTTGTAATTATCCGAAGCATAATCTGTATCTTCTAAATCTTTTATCCCTAATTCAGCCCTCATCATCGCTTTATCTTGACATTTATCTGTACAAAACCATAAAAATTGTCCAGGAGCCGAATCTCCTGTTAAATCGCGATAACAATCATTTATACAACGATCATAAAATTTATATTGAGGTGCCAACATACCTATAGTTATCGGCATATTTTCTTTTGTTTTTTTCCTAAATAAAAAATATAATATAATGACAATTATTATTGCAACTATAATGATAAAAAAATGCATAAAAATAGGATTTTATATTTTCCAAAAATTTTAATTTTATTTTACCTTTAGCAAAATAATTAAATTTCATTTATTTTTCACATTTCTAAATGTGAAAAATATTTATTTAAATTTCATTTATTTTTCACATTTAGAAATGTGAAAAATATTTATTTAAATTTCATTTATTTTTCACATTTAGAAATGTGAAAAATATTTTTTATTTTAATTGTTAAATTAAATGTAATTTAAAAGTCTAAACTTTTCTTAAAAAACTTAAACTGGGACCCAGACAGGAGGGTTCGCAGCGTTACCATACATAAGTTGACCAGTGGTTGTATCGAAAGCTAAAGCTCCTGTTTGAGGAATATGACTCTGAGTTCCTACAACTAAAAGATTTGTTCCAATCGGTACTACGAATCTTGTTGTCGCCACAATCGTGTCTTTTACAACTGAATCTTGATTGCTAATGCCAGACATTTTATAATTAATTTTATTATTTTACTTTATTCATATTAAAAAAAAATAAAATAATAATTTTTATAATTTTTTAAGTTAAAAAAAATCAAATAAAAATAAAATTTATGAAAAATATATATTTTTTTATTAATTACATTTATTTTGAAAATAAAATAATACGTTCAATATTTCATATTTATTTTATAAATATGAAAAATCGCTTAAATAAATTTAAAGCTCAAAATCTAACATAATTTTACGAGGATCTTCAATGGATATGGATTTTGCAGTTATTTTTCTCTTGATCGGCGATTTTGATTCTGTTATTTTTTTCTTAATTGGTGATTTTAATTCCGTTATTTTTTTGGGAGATTTTTTACCTGTTAATTTTTTTAATTTTTTTGTTAAAGCGGCAATATTTTCTTTTTCTTGGGATTTACTCACCAATTTACTTATTCTTTCCTGAATATTTATTTTATTTTTCTTTGATGGATAAGAACTCTCTAAAATATCTGTTCCGATAAATTTAATATCTCCACCTATAGTTTTTTGTAATTCTTTAACAGAATTATTATCGCCAACATATTTTTTATCGCCGATACTTAATATATATTTTTCTCGTGTATTTTTTAAATTATCAGAGATACAATTTCCTGTTAAAATATTACACAGCGAAGCCGCGCCACAACTTTTTGAATCTTTGTCTACACAAGATTTTTTAGTTTTAGATTCTTTACCAGATTTTAATTTATATAATAATTTATATTTTCCCCTTTTTAGGTAAGATTTACCTGAAGTAGGTTTAATCTCAATTTCAATCTCTTCGGGAATTTTTTTCTTTTTAGGAGATTGAATAATCTCCTCTAATTCCTCTGCAAATGTAACTTTTTTTTTACTTTTTTCTTTTTTTGGAGGAGAGACGATAGTCTTTTTTTCAGTTTTTTCTTCTTTTTTACTTTTTTTAGGAGATTTATCCTTTTTACTTTTTTTTTCAATCTCAATAGACGTTTTTTTAGATTTTCGAGATTGGATATCGATAATCTTAAAAATAATATCAGATTTAAGAACTTTTCCAGTCTTTCTAGCGGGTATTATATCTTCTTTCGAACTTCCTAATTTTTTTAATATTTTTTCAAGTTCTTTAACTTTTTTTTTCCCCAAATTTACGTCTATACTCATTTTTATGGGAGAGATTTTATTCACTTTTTTCTTTGATTTTTCTTTTTTTTCTTCATTTTTCTTTTTTGGAGATTTTTTCTTTTTATCGATTTTTTCTTTCTTTTTTTCAAGCAATTTTTTTATATAATCCTTAACATCTTTTTTAGAACCTACTAATCCGTATTTTTCATTAACGTAATAATTTTTTCCTAATTCTGTATTTAACTTAGTTTTCCAAGGGGTGCCAGATTTTGTTTTTCTTATACAGATCGGCAAATCTTTTTTTTTACCTCCTTTAATATCACAATATTTATCTTTACATTTTGGTTTACCATCTGAAGAATGACAATTCATAATATTTTATAATTATTTATATTATGCAAATTATTTTTATTTTTATTTGATTTAGCAAAAAATCAAAACAAAAGTTTTAATTAACAAAAATCAAAACTTTTGTTTTAATTTTTATATTTTTTTGCAAGCAAAAAAATCAAAACTAAAGTTTAAACGCGAGTTCAACAAAATTCAAACCTTCGGTTTGAATTTTTGTTAATTAAAATGAAATTTCTTTCCGCATTTTCTGCAAATCACATAGGTCGTCGCTGATTCATCCATCGATCTTGTTTGGCTTTGATAATAATAACATTCATCGGATCTACACTTAATATCTTTGCATGTAAAGGCTCCTTTAACAATTTCTAATCCCACAATCTGTTCTTTAATTTCTTGTCTTTCTTTCTCATGAAATTTAGAATATACCGCACTCTCTTTTCCTAAAATTTTATTTTTTATATCCGATTTTATTTCTGTTATTTTTTCTTGATCAGATATCATTAATTGACCTACTTTTTCGTATGAATGTTTTTTATAAATTTTTGTTATTGGTTCATCATATATTTTCGATAGATCTACACACATTATGTATATTAAATTTTCTAAATTATTTGCAAGTTTTTTATCGAATTTTGTTTCAAGAGTATTACGTATAGCCGCCCTGTAATTTTTCAACATTTTTCTTCACTCAAATTTTTCTTAAAATATTTTTATGTAAATTGGATGAAAATTTTAAATGTAAATCATTTTTTAAAATTAAAAATGATTTTTAAAAACTTAAAAGTTTTTAAAATAAAAAAGAAAAATAGATAAATATTATTTTTAATAAAGCGAAATGTACGTAATAAAAAGAGATGGAAAGCAAGAATCGGTATCTTTTGATAAAATAACAGAAAGAATTTTAAAATTAACACAGAAAAATCCTCCTTTATTAAATGTAGATTATATTTTAATAGCGCAAAAAACCGTAGCAGGAATATTTCCAGGCGTTACAACGCAACAATTAGATAATTTAGCAGCAGAAACAGCGGCTTATATGAGTACGATTCATCCTGAATATGATTGTTTGGCCTCGAGATTAGTTATATCGAATTTACACAAAGAGACTTGCAATAATTATGAAAAATTATGTGAAATTTTGTTAAATAATATTAATCCGATAAATAATATGAAATGCCCTCTTATATCCGAAAATGTATATAAAATTGCTCAAAAATATAACAAAGAAATAAATAATGCGATAAATTATGAGAGAGATTTTGATTATGATTTTTTTGGTTTTAAAACTTTAGAAAAATCTTACCTGATTAAAATAGATAAAAAAGTAGTCGAAAGGCCACAACAAATGCTAATGAGGGTAGCTATAGGAATTCATGCTGATAGCAGTGCTAACTGCAATATCAATGAAGTTTTAGAAACTTATGATTTAATGTCTAGAAAATTTTATACTCACGCAACACCTACATTATATAACGCTGGAACAAATTTAGCTCAATTAGCAAGTTGCTTTTTATTACAAATGCAAAATGATTCTATAGATGGAATTTATTCTACTCTTAAACAATGCGCTTTAATATCAAAATATGCAGGAGGAATAGGACTAAGTTGTCATAATATTAGAGCTCGTGATTCTTATATAAGAGGGACTAATGGGTCATCTAGCGGAATTATTCCCATGCTTAAAGTTTTTAATGACACTTCACGTTATGTTGACCAAGGAGGAGGAAAAAGAAAAGGTTCATTTGCCATTTACCTAGAACCTTGGCATTTTGATATTGAAGATTTTCTTGAATTAAAAAAAAATCATGGAAAAGAAGAGATGAGGTGTCGCGATTTATTTTATGGTTTATGGATCTGTGATCTATTTATGAAAAGAGTAGAAAATAATGAAGAATGGTCGCTATTTTGTCCCAATGAATGCAAAGGATTATCAGATTGTTACGGAGAAGAATTTGAAAAATTATATATTTTTTATGAAATCTCAAAAAAGTCGAGAAAAATAATAAAAGCTCGAGAATTATGGGATAAAATTATTATTAGTCAAATTGAGACAGGAACTCCTTATATGATGTATAAAGATGCTTGTAATAAAAAATCAAACCAACAAAATTTAGGTACAATAAAGTCCTCGAATTTATGCTCGGAAATCGTCGAGTATGTTTCGCCAAATGAAATTGCAGTATGTTTAACAGGTGATACGAAAATAAACACTAAAAATGGGATTAAAAATATTGCAGATTGTAATAATGAAGATATTTTATCATATTTTGACAATGATATAGATTTAAATATAAATATTCATTATGAAAAAGGAAAATTAATTTCTAATGGAATACAATCCGTCTATAAATTAACATTTGCGCACGATATTAATTATATAAAAGCTACAGAAAATCATTTGTTTTTAACTTTAAATACGAAGGAAAATGAAGATAGAATAGGAAATTGCTACACATATGTTAATGTTATTGGTTATGAATGGAAAAGATTAAAAAATTTGAAAATTAATGATAAAATTGTCGCAATTCCCTTTGGAAATAATAAATATAATGTTAAAAAAGATTGGAGATTTATAAAAGATATTTCATATATAGGAGAGGAAGA